GGTCGCTGTCGACCCGTCCGGTGGTTCGGACCCTGAGAATGATGAGCAGGGCATCGTGGTAGCCGGTAAGGGGGTAGACGGCCGCGGATACGTGCTAGCTGATCGCTCCTGCAAACTGAGCCCTGACGGTTGGGCCCGGCGGGCCGTGCAAGCCTACCTCGACTTCAAGGCCGATCGTATCGTGTATGAAAAGAACTTCGGCGGCGACATGGTTGAGGCTACGATCAAGACGGCGGCGCGGGCGATGGGAGTCACGGTACCCACCAAGGCGGTTACGGCCAGCCGGGGCAAGCAGCTCCGCGCGCAGCCTATAGCGGCGCTCTATGAGCAGGGGCGTGTCACGCATTGCGAGGTGTTCGCAGACCTGGAGTCGCAAATGTGTGAGTGGACGCCGGAGAGCGGCACTAGCCCGGACCGGCTCGATGCGCTGGTGTTCGCGCTATCGGACTTCATGGTGACGAATGCGCCGAAGTGGGGGGTTGCAGCCTGATGGCCTCACGTTGTTTCCGCTGCGGCGCCCGCTCATCTAACGCCTACTGTGACGTGTGTACCTCCGGTCTGAAGACTGTCTTAGGGCCGCCGTCTCAGGCGCTCGTTGCCCGGATCATTACCGATAGCCAGGCGGTTGAGGCCAAAGCCGCCGGCGACATGACCTTCGGCCGCGGCGGCACCCGATGGTCGGCCGGCATCGGCAGCACCGAGTACGACTACCGGGCCAGCGTCGGAGACAGTCGTGGGAACGCTGCCGTTATGGCATGCGTGCGCTGGGCCTGCCGCACCTTTCCCGAGGCGCCCACCGTAGTTGAAACCAAGGCCGCGAAAGGTTGGGCGCAGTCTGACGAGCACCCGCTGCTCTCACTCCTAGCCAGGCCAAACCAGTACTATTCGGGCCTGCATCTTTGGTCCGCGACCCTAGCCGACTGGATGCTGACCGGCAATGCCTACTGGGTGAAGCGTAGGACGGGCCAGGGCCGCCCGGTTGAGCTGTGGTGGATTCCATCATCGATGTTGGAGCCGGCGTGGCCTGACAATGACCCGACCGTGTTTATCGGCTGGTACGACTACACGGTTGAGGGACAGGTAACGAAGTTCCCGGTAGAAGATGTGGTTCACTACCGTGATGGGTTCGACCCGGCGAACATCCGCAAGGGGCTATCCGGGATAGCCGCCCTACTCCGCGAGATTGCGACGGATAACGAGGCGGCGAACTGGACCGCCTCGATGCTGCGCAACGTGGGCGTGCCGTCCGTGGTGCTCAGTCCGGACGGGGATTACGAGGTTGACGGAGACGTAGCCGAGGAATCACGCGACCGGTGGGTAGCGCGAACCACGGGCGACCGGCGCGGTGGGCCGATCTTCATGAGTGGACGGACAAAGGTCTCGGTTCTCTCGTTTAGTCCCGAGCAGATGCAGATGCGGGACCAGCGACGGATTCCTGAGGAGCGGGTCTCGGCCATCTTCGGAACGCCGGCTGTGGTGGTGGGGCTCGGGGCAGGGCTCGACCGGAGCACGTTCGCGAACATGGCAGAGGCGCGCGAGGCGGCTTACGAGTCCATGCTGATTCCGACCCAGCGCCTGTTTGCGGCCGATATGAATACCCAGCTTCTGCCCGACTTTGGCGACCCGGCTCGATTGCGCATTGGCTTTGACCTGGGCCAGGTTCGGGTACTGCAGGCTGATCAGAACGCGCTCCATGAGCGGGCTAGAGGTGACTTGGCGGGCGGCCTGGTGACGCTCAACGAAGGCCGAGAAATGATCTCACTGGAGCCGTTGCCGGGTAAGGATGGCGAGGTCTACTTTATCCCGACCGGGGTGACCGTGACGCCGGCCAACGATCTATTGCCGCCGGAGCCTGAGGCTGTGCCGGCAGCGTTGGCGCCAGGGCAGCCGGCAGATGATGGAGACGAGGAAGAGCCGCCGCCGGATGATGAACCAGCCAAGGCGCTAGTGCTCAAGGATGGCACGGTGCTCGCTGTCCCTGATGGCGATGTCGAGATCGGACCGGATGATGCGCGGATGGCGCTGGCGCTTTGGGACGAGATTTATCCGCAGTACAGAGGGCTACTCAACGCGGATTTGACAGGAGTCAACGGGCGCAACGGGCATGGCTAGCGCGGTGGTCAAGCGGTCGGATGTCTCCGAGTTCTTGCTACTTCAGGCGTGTGAATGGTTTCACGACGGCACGGTTGAGTGGACTCCTGATGAGACCTTGGTCGAGTGGTACCCCTCCAAAGTGATCCTGGCGCGGATGGAACAGCTCCAAGATCAAGGACTGCTTGAGGTCGGCGTTAGCCTGAGAACAGCGTGGCTGAGCGACAAGGGCAAGAAGCGCCTAGAGGAGTTGTCGAGAGGCCCAAATGGCGTCGCTTAGATGGTCTTATGATCGCAACGCGCACCGGTACCGCGACGGCAACACGGGCCGCTTCCTCACGAACCAGACCATCATCGATCTCCGCGATGGCCTACTCGACTCTCGCGTCAGCGCTACGAAGTCGCTCTCCGAGGCCCTCGCAGATGGCCGGATCGATCTGCCCGGCTGGCAATCTGGCATGCGCGCGGTGAGTAAGGATACGGCCGTCGCTGAGTACCTCTTCGGCCGCGGCGGTATCAATGCCATGACGCAGGCAGACTATGGCCGGGTAGGAGCGTTGGTTAAAGAGCAGTACCAGTTCCTGCAGGGATTCGCTCAAGACATCTCAGACGGCAAGCTGAGCGAGAAGCAGATCGAGGCGCGTGCCGCCATGTACGCCCATGCTGGCGTGACGGCGCATAGCGTGGGGCAGGAGGCGGCTTACGGTGGGCGCTTGAACTTGCCGGCGCATCCTGGAAGTGCAGAATGCTTGACGAGATGTCGATGCCACTGGTCAATTCAGGAAGGGCCGGAAGCCTGGGTCTGCACATGGGTTAGGACTAGTGGAGAATCGTGCGCGACCTGTATCAGTCGAGCGTCGACCTGGAATCCGTTTGTCCAGTCCAAAGTCAACCTGCGGGTGGTGGCGTAGATGGATGCAATTGATCATCTGCAAGAGCTGCGAGAGCTAAACGAACGGATCATCTGCACGGCGACATTCTATGTCCAGTGTCGGGAGTGCCAGCATCGGAACAAGGTTAATCTTGTTGTGCCGGTGAACCCTCAACTCTATCTTGAGGATCATGTGATGCGCGAATCGTTGCTGAATGCCCGGTTCTCTCCGTCTACGTGCAAAGCGTTCGCTGAAGACTTAGGTTGTCCAGCCTGCTCGGCACATGATTTCGAGGTTGGCGAGGTGACCCGTCTTCCTGCTTACCTCGATGGAGATCCGATGCGCTTGCCGGTGGACTTGGAGTGATGCACGATCCAGACTGCGGTTGGATCAAGGCTATCCGCCGCGCGAGAGAACGGATTGCGTACCGATATCGGCACGAGCCGAAGCGGCCGACGTGTGTAGGAGGCAATGTTTCGTATCACCGCGATTGTTATCACGCTGACGAGTGCTGCGGCGAGCGTGTACTGTCGCGGCCGCTGCTTTCGTGGAGACTTTGGCATCGCACGGGAATAGATGATGGTCCCCTTCGGCACATCGACCCTTACCGCCGCTGGCAAGCCGGTATCGCGACAGGACTGTTCGGGCCGAGCTCGGCTGAGGAGCTGGCGCGGTGACCGAACGCCCGTGGTCCACTATGCCCGTCACGGGCGCGCAGCACGATGCCTGGATGGCTGAGGAGCGGCAGCAAGTGCAGTATCCGTCGTGGGTGTTGACCGAGTGCCAGTGCGGCGAGTACGACCGCATCCATAAGCACGAATGCCGGTCATTGATGCTGGATATTGAGCGGTGACCGACTTCAGTTGCCGCCACTGCAAGCGCGGGCGCTTCATCGGCCGGGGTGAGGGGCACGGGCGGTTCTGGCTCCAGTGCAAGGCGTGCAGTAAGTGGCAGTGGGTCAAGTTCGATACCGAGGCGCGACCGCCAAGGGTCGCGCTTGCGGAGTTACTTCCGATAGGCTAGACTGCTAGCAATCGAACACATGGGCTCCTGATGCCCTTTCGGCCCAATGTCCTCCTGATGGACGGGTCGGGAGGGCATCTTTGCTTTCTCCGAGCCGTGCCAGCCTAACTGAAGAATCCTGTTTTCTGCTCGATGTGCAGCGCCCGGTGGCACTCCTCATGGAGCGTCAAGCCGTTGCTGACCTCGAAGCGAAGTTCCGGACGGCGCGACCACAGTTCGATGTGGTGGGCATGCAGATCGCCGCCCCGCCTGCTGCAACTCTGACAAGTCCAGTTGTCTCGGGTGAAGACGGCGGTACGCCAGGCTTTGTACTGCCAGCCGGATCGGTCCTGCATCTCGCTGCGTTGAGAAATGCCCCGGCAAGCATCGGAGCAGTACAATCCGTGCCCATCTCGAATGGTGTACGGCTTGACGTAGAACACCGCCGAGCAGATTCGACAGGTGCGGTCTTCGCCGGTTCTCGGGGTCGGCGCTCGGCGCGACCGCCATTCTCGGTAGTCTCGCTGTTGCCAATAGCAGGTCGCTGTGCAGTACGCACTTTGACCGCGTTTCAGGTTGGCGGCGCTGACGTAGAATGCCACTCCACAACCACGGCAGGTTCGTTCCTCGCCGCGAAGTTGTGCGATGCCTTGGCAGTCCCTAGAGCAATATCGTCCGCCGCCCTTTGTGATGAAGCTGGCGCGAACGGTGAACGCTTTTTGGCATTGGGCGCAGATACAAGCAACCCGGTTCGCCTGCCAACGGTTCCGTGCCGAACAGCCTCGCGAACAGAAGGTTCCCTTGCCTTTGCGAACCTGACGAGCAAGAGGAACAAAGAGCGCGCCGCACTCGGCACAGGTACACTGTGTGGGCATCGAGCTAACTCCTCGGTGTCGTGCTCCCGGCCGTCTTCAGCGGCGCGGGAGCTTTCTGTTGCTCTGATTATAGCCCATTCGGGGGTGGCTTATGCCGGAAACTAAGCACTTTTCTACGAAGGCGAGCATCACTGAGTCGGGAGATGGTCAGGGTATTATTGAAGCTGCTTTTTCAGTCTTCGATGTGACTGATAGTGATGGAGATGTGGTGCTCAGGTCCGCCTTTAAAGAAGGCCAAGAAGTACCAATGGTGTGGTCCCATAATTGGGACATGCCTATCGGGAAAGGGACCGTACATGTTACTCCGAAGCAGGCAGTGTTTAAAGGTAATCTATGGTTAGACACTGAAGACGGATTACAAGCATTCCGTAAAATGCGCAACGCGGGTACGTTGCAAGAATTTTCGTGGGGATTCCAAATCCTTGATGCAGAACCGGGCGTCAAAGATGGGCAGCAAGTCAGATTTATTAAGGATGCTACCCTATTTGAGGTTTCTCCGGTGCTTGTAGGATCGAATAGAGCCACGAGATTACTGTCGCTCAAGGCCGCTGAGCCGGCCGACGCCGTTGACGACCCCCACCCGCCTGAACCTGACGAGCCTGAGACGCTCATGGATCGGCTTGAAAGCGCTGCTGCTGGTGTCGAAGCGCTGATCAAGTTGGCCGAGGACGATGGCCTCGTAGATGAAGAAACCCGGATGGCGTTCAAAGGCGTGACGGTCCGACTTGGTTGGGCTCGTTCCGCTATCGAAGCCGTACTTACGCGTACCGACCCGATTCACAGGATAGAGCCGCTAAACCAGTACCGGCGGTTCCAAGAACTGACGGCCCGCCACGGGCTGTCTACAACCCCATAAGGAGGGGTAGATGGCTTCATTGGTAGAGCGTCGCGAGGAACTGATCGAGAAGAGCGAGTATCTGCATCGGATTTTCCAAGAAGCCGGCGGCCAGGATGTGATGGACCTGGATAAGGTCAAGCTCATTGATGGCGACACGCATTACAAGGCCGGAGAAATCAAGCGCCTGAATGACGAACTGACCGCGATCGGGATCGATGTCGATCGTCTCAGCTTACTTCAGCAGATTGGCAAGAACAACGAGCACACGCTGGAAAAAGCTGGCGCGCCGGCCGGCGGTGGCTTCCCGTTCCCGGGTGGCAGCTCAGCTCCGAGAAGCGGCCACACGAGCATTCAGCAGAGCCTGAAAAAATACATCTCTGAGCAGAAGCAGTACCGCGAGTTCCGTGACGGCCGCGCCCGCTCGGTCAGCATGGAGATGCCGATCGCTGACTTCAAGACGCTCATCACGCTGACCACGATCAATGCCCAGGCGGATCGGCGCGAGCCGATTGACATGGCGCTTGAGGACCGTACCATCGCGGACCTCTGCCTTCAGGGCTCGGTCGACGGGAACACGGTCGAGTACTACGAAGAGACCACGTTTACCAACGCGGCCGCGACCGTGGCTGAGGGCGGCACGAAGCAGGAATCGGCGCTGGCCTGGACGCTACGGACCGAGAGCGTCCGAAAAATCGCACACTGGATTCCGGCCACGGCTGAGGCGCTGGCTGATGTCAGCTTCCTGGAGTCTCAGATCCGAGGACGGCTGGCGTTCGGTGTCCGGCGGATCGAAGAGGCGCAGATTTACGGCGGCGATGGTAGCGCTCCGAACCTTCGGGGGATCCTGAATCGATCAGGTATCCAGACTCAGGCGAAGGGCGCCGACCCGACCCCTGACGCCATTTACAAGGCAATGCAGAAGGTCAGGGGTGCTTCTGGTGCCGGCTTTGCAGAGCCGACTGCGGTAGTCCTGCACCCGAACGATTGGACCGATATCAAGCTGCTCCGGACGGCGGACGGTATCTACATCTGGGGTAACCCGAGTGATGAGGGTCCGGACCGCATCTGGGGCAAGACCGTTCGTCAGACCACGGCCGCGACCGAGGGTACTGGGTTGGTTGGCGCGTTCCGTCCCTACGCTGAGGTTCTGAGGCGCGAGGGGATCACGATCACCCTGAGCACCGAGCACAGCACGTACTTCATTGAGAACAAGGTGGCGATCCTGGCGGAGTCTCGACTTGCGTTGGCTGTTTATAGGCCCTCCGCGTTCGCAACCGTGACGGGCATCTAGGATGCCTGTTTCCTACGACGGCGGTGTCACGACCCTCCAGGCTGCCGCTGTCGCGACTGCTGATGGTGTGGCGCTGGACGTCAAGGGGGCTGAACGGCTGACCGTGCAGGTCTCCGGGACGTTCTCGGGGACCGTCGCTTTCGAGGGGACGCTTGATGACACCACCTGGTTCGCGGTCGGTCTCAAGACCGCCGCGGACGGCGCGGCGGTGACCACCGTGACAGCGGCCGGCGTCTGGAAGCGAACTCCGGACCTGGCGCTCAGCCTGTTTCGGGCGCGGGTCAGTGTGTACGCCTCGGGCGATATCACCGTCGTGGCGATGAAGGAGTAAACGACATGCCCGTTATTGAAGGCGTGCAGGCTCGGGGAATCTCGGGCGCTGGTGTGCCATCAGCAGGGACGAACGCGGTACAGACGCTGACCATCGGCGGCACCCCGACTGCCGGGTCGTTCCAGCTTATTCACGAGGGGTTCGTTTCCGCTGCGATCACTTGGTCGGCGGTCAACGCTACCTTGCTGGCGGCGATGAACGCGGCGATGGATGCAATGCCGAGCCTGGGTACGGCTGGCTGCGTTGCGACGGCCGGCACTCTGACCGCGGGTATCGGCACGGTCACCCTGACTTTTGGTGCGACCCGTGCGAAACAGCCAGTTGGGATCTTCACGTTCATTAATGCCCTGACCGGCACATCTCCGACCCTGGCCGTAGCGAACACCACGCCGGGCGTCTTAGCGGTTGGGCGGGGTATGGGTATCGGCCAGGTCTACATCGACACTACGGCCGGGAAGGCGTATATCAACACGGGCACTTCACTTGTTCCAGTTTGGACAGTTGTTGGTGCACAAACGTAACAATGTCTGATCCGATCTGCTCGATCTGTGGCGGCTATCCGCAGCTCTTGCACACTGGCCCCGGCATCACGATTGATCGCAGTGGAGGAGGTAGCGGCGTGAATAGCGAGACGCGAGTGTATGCAACGGTCGCCAAGGATCGCCTGGTTGAAGAGGGCGACCCCGAGGCTGCTTTCCTCGTGGCGACCCCGGGCAGCGAGGTGCCGGCCGAGTATGTCCATCTCTACCAGGAGTATCGGAAGGCAAAGGATGCGCCGGTCTCGGCTGAAGCCAAGGCGGTAGAGGCGCCACCTGAAAACAAGGCGCGGGCTCAGGCTGAGAAGAAGTAGGGTATCGCCGTCACTGCCAAGGGCTACACCTCCGCCACCAAGGTAGCTCTCCTGCTCAGCACGGAGGGTGAGTCGGCGTTGACCATCAGCCAGATTGACCGCATGAACGGCGCGCTCGAGGCGGCTGAGCAGTGGATCGATGGGTACACCGGGCGAGCCTGGCTGACCGGGAGCCCGGTCGTGGGCGAGCGGCATGCTATCGAGCAAGCCAAGGTCTGGCTGAAACAAAAGCCAATCACGGCGGTGAGTGCGGTCCGGATGGGGGGGCTCTTCGAGACGGCGACACTCTTGACGGTTACCACCGATTACGTCGTTGATGCTGCGCGCGGCCTGATCACCTTCCGTACTCAGACACGGAGTGATGCTCAGGCATCGGTCGACTACACGGTGGCGCAGACGGTCCCGGCGGACGTGACCGAGGCGGCCGGATTGATCGTAGCTGGGTGGCTGGGGTCGGCGAGTCTTGCGACTGGTGCGGCCGGCACGTTCAAGTCGATCACCACGGATGGCCAGCAGCTCGTCTACCGCGACCCGTCGACGATATCCACGGTCTACGTGACAGTGGAGCCGCTACTGCGCCGCCACTGCCGGCCGGTTCTGGTTTGATGACTGACCCCTACGCCCTGCCCGCGGCTGCCGCGGCCGAGTTCTAAAGGAGCCAACCCGTGCGTTTTTCGGACACGGCCGTTCAGCGCAAATTGAACGCCCTTGATGAATCGGGGGGCGCCGGCGTTGGAGCGACGCACGGCAGCTTGCACAGCGCTTATTCCTCCACCGGCACGAACGAGTTGACCGGTGGCTCGCCGGCATATGCCCGCAAGGCGGCCACCTGGGCGGCTGCATCGGGTCGGTCAAAGGCTACCTCTTCCTCGCTGGTCTTCGACGTGGCGGCCGGCTCGACCGTCCGCTGGGTTGGCATCTGGGACGCCGTGAGCGCCGGCAACTTCCTCGGCATGACACCGAACGGAGGAGGTATCCCCGAAGCGTTTGCGGTACCCGACGCGACCAACGACATTCTGGAGGCGCCAAGCCACGGATTCAGCAACGCCAACATGGTCGTGGTCTGGACGGTACCAGGAGTATCGCTTCCCACTGGTCTAGCTGAGGGCACGGTCTACCACGTCCGGGATGTGACGACCGACGATCTGAAGCTCGCGGCAACTGTCGGTGGGGCAGCCATCGACATCACGGCGGTCGGCGCCGGGTTCCTCCAGAAGATTGTTGAAGAGACGTACGGGTCCCAAGGCACACATACGGTCACGACGCTCACCATGTCTGAAGATTAGTCCAAGGAGTCTTTGTGTTTCGCTTTTCTCGTCACCTGATTGTCATTGCAGTGATCGCATTGAGTGTTTGGATTGGCCACGGCTTTCTTCCCCCCGACCATTCGCACAACCCGGCCGATTACCTCACGGTGGTCGGCGACCATATGGCACAGCATGCCTCGGTAGCTGAGGCTGCACCTCTCGCGGCTCAGCATGAGGGCGTGGAAGTCTGTACCGATCACGACAAGACGGTATGGCACCCGCTCGTCAAGCGGGACGCGGCCGGGGCCATTACCTGCACCTACACCCACGAGCACCACGACGACCCGTCGACCGCTGACGACATCTTCGGCCCGGTCGGCTCCTGGTACGGCGGCACGCAGAGCATTTCGTACCCCTGGCAGACCTCAGGCGCCGCTGGGCTGGAGAACGACGCCAAGCACGAGGGCTACAAGTGGTATGTCGCGAAGGACATCAATCTGCCCTGTGCCCCCCATCAGTACAACGGCTGCATCATCGGTTACCGAGCTCAGGTCCACGCGATGGGTTCTGCCTCTGACGCGATCGTGCGGTTCCACAGTTTCAACGAAGAAGTCCTGGTTGAGATGAACGGCCAGCGGGGCATCTTCCGCCTCGGCGGCCATATGGACACCGGGCACCTGGCAATGTCGGTTAATGGCGGGGGAGGTCTCCACGTCTGTCCGGCATTGCCGGATAACCCGCCCACCTTCAACTGCAACTCGGGACCGTTCCGAGAGACGGGCAGCGCGAACGTCCCGGCACCCTATAAGAACCACAACCAGTATTTCACGCCCTGGTATGCAGCCCCGTTAGGGCCGCAACTGGAGATGTGGGGACCAGTCGACTACACCAACCCGTCGAACCAGTTGTTCTACGGCCCCGGCGGGCAGCCGATGAACAATTCCCGTGGGCGCATTGGCGACATGAACGTTATAACGACGTACAGCTACCTGAACCCGTACCGAGACGCCAGCGGGAAGGTCACGTTTTCCGGATACACCAACCGCGCCCGACAGTTAGCCCCGGGCTGCACCGCGATCGGGAGCGACTGCTTCCCGGTCAAGTACGAGGCTGTCCCCAATGGCAGCTTTATGAAGACCGCTGAGCGGAATAGCGCCGGGCAGATTCTTCCGCCCAAGGAGTTTGATGTCTTCGGGCCAAACGGGAAGAGCATGATCCGGTTCCCGAACTGATTGACGACTGATGGACTGGCCGAGCACCCCGAACCTGCCTGACCCGCTGGTGACCATCTCGCCCCTTGCGGTTTGCTCGCTCGCTGGCCAGGCTGCCGGGTCGTTTACCATCGGTGCGGTTGCTTATCCTGGCGCGAACACGGCGTTTTTTGTCCCCTTTCGACTCTCCCGAGCAGTGCTGTTTAAACTGCTCTTCGCCTGGAATGGGGCGGCGGTTTCCGGGAATATCGACGTGGGGATTTATTCCAGGGACGGAACACGGCTGGTTTCGAGCGGCTCGACTGCTCAGGCTGGCACGAGCGTGATCCAGACGTTTGATGTCACGGACACCCTGATTGGCCCTGGTGTCTTCTACCTGGCGATAGCCATGGACAACGGCACCGGCCAAATTACCCGGTTTGTCCCTGGACTTGCGGTTGGGCGTCTACTCGGCATGGCGCAGATGGCAACGGCCTTTCCTCTCCCGGCTACCGCGACCCTCGCCGTGTTCACCACGAATTTCGCGCCGATTATCGGGGCTACCACCAGGACGGTTGTCTGATGAGTGATTGGTCAGCCAACATACTCAACCCGTTGGAATTTGTGACCCCCTGGTCACTGGAAAGCATCGGGATTGGGCTGACGTTCATTGGCAGCCTTGGGCGGTTCAGCAATGTGGCCAGCGCGGTCTATCCGGCGGCCAATACCGCCTACTTCTATCCGTTCTCGATCGCTGCGCCCAGTTTGATCACGAAGCTCGCCACGTCCAATGGGACGACCGCCTCGGGCAATCTGGATATCGGGTTGTACGCGGAGGACGGGACCAGACTTGTTTCGACCGGGTCAACGGCCCAAGCTGGCACGAGTACGTTGCAGGTCGTTGACATCACGGATGTCCTACTCGGCCCAGGCGTGTTTTACCTGGCACTGGCGATGGACAATACAACCGGGACAATTTTCCGCTGCGCTCCTGGCGGTGGAGTCACCCAATATATGCAGTTGCTCGGCATCGCGCAGATGGCTTCAGCCTTCCCTCTGCCGGATACCGCGACGTTTGCGGCTATGGCCGCGGATACCATACTCGGGGTTGGTGCAGCGATGAGGGTACTGGTGTGACACTTCGAGTAAACGCGGTGCTGACGTTTGCCTCGTATGAGGTGCAGGACGACGGCATCATCTTTCGATTTACCTGTGCCGATCCTGGTCCAGGTATGGAGTCCGATTACTACGTGAAGCTGACGGATGCTGAACTGGCCGCGACCACCACCACGCCCCAACTCCGGACGGCGCTCACGAACAAGCTGACGCGGAAGATTCGCGCGAACGGGATCGCCTCGCGGCTCGATGCGTTCATCGGGAACACCATAACGGTCTAGGAGGTACGATGGCTCTCCCCGCGCTCCTAGCAAGCGGCACGCTGAGCACCACGGTTGACACGACTGAGCGGAGCATCACGACAACCACGGCGGTTGGCACCGTGCGGCTTGAGGTGGATCTGAACGCCATGGCCGCCGGCGACGTGGTGGAGCTGCGCGCGAAAAAGAAGCTGCTGACCGGTGGTACCCAGCGCGGCTATGCGCCTGGCATTTTCTACGGCGCTCAGCCGGCTGACGACCTGGTGGCCCGGAGTCAGGACATTCCGAACACGAACACGGACACCGCTTCGGTCGAGTTCACGATTATTCATCGGTTTGGAACGTCGCGCTCGCTCCCATGGTGTTTGTACCAGTGGAGTTAGTACCCATGATATACTTGGATCATGGATTGGTCATACATAGCGGGGTACTTCGACGGCGAGGGTTGCGTCTGGATTGGGCGTACCGGCCCGAAGCGATCGTTCAGGGTAACGATGACGTGGGCGAATTCGCATCGCGAGAGTTTGGAAGCGATGCGGTTGTTCATGGACTGTGGATATCTGAAAGCTCATGGTCACAAGGACAGGGTTCCTCGTTACAAGCAGATGTACAACCTCGTGATCTCTCGGCGAGCAGATATGCTCCGGGTCGCGAACGCTATGCTGCCGTATGCGATCGTCAAGCGCGACAAACTTCTCAGTCTTCTCGAAACGCTTGCACAGATGCGGGATGCGTCTCCGGGCCGCGGCAATCTAGCCGCGGCTGGGGCAGAGGAAATCCGCCGCTTGTACTGGGAAGAGCAGATGGCCGATTGGGATATCGGTCTGCGCTTTGGTGTAACCCGGGAAGCTGTAAAGCAGTACATGCGCCGGCATGGAATCCCTCGGCGTGTGAGGAAAGCAGCAATGCGTATGGCGGCGTCCAAACGACCGCCGCTCGATCCAATCGTACAGGCCGAGCGCAATGCCAAGATCAGCGCAGCGAAGAAAGCACACTGGCAGGATCCAGAATACCGGGGGTTGGCACTTGTCAGGATTCGAGCTGCTCAGCCGAAGCGACTTGCAGACATGCGGGCAAAACGCGCATTGGAGCAAACCATCCCCGACTGACTCCCTTGGGCACTTTATCAATGGACGTAGGACTCTAGGCTATGCCGGCATCAAGGCGGCGCAGCGGCGTTCACTTCTACGGCACCCAGGCGGGTGGCGGTCCCGCCACGTCCGGGACCGCGCAGATGGGGTCATTCGGGCGATTCTCCGTCGCTGCCACCAAAGCCTCCGCCAACGCCGCGTCGCTCCGTGGAACAGCCGACCTAGCGTCAGCGACGGTCAAGGGAGGGCTTGCCACCTCGGCACTCAGGGCGCTCGGAAAGTTGGTGAGTCAGGCTGCCAAGGCATCGAGCGCGGTGGCTGGTGAGCGGAGCACGGGTCTCCTGGCAGCCGTGGCGACGACCGAGCGGGCCGCCACGGCAATCCTCAGAGCGCTGGGCAAGCTCTCGGCGACCTCTGGTGCGTTGCCGCCGGCCACATCTGGCGTTGCGGCCCTATCATCCCGCGCCTGGATCATGGCAAGCTCTGTCAAGGGCGGTCTCAGTACGGCTGCTCTAGCGGCCATGGCACGCCTCGCAGGGGCTGGTGCCAAGGGCGGGACGGCTCAGGGCCGCTTGTCAGCAGCGTCTCGGTCCAGCAGCACGGCCCGGCATGATGCGACCGCCATAGCTGCCTTCCGGGCGTACCCGAGGCTCTCCGTGGTGGGGGTGACGGGGCGGTCCGGAACCGTGAACTTCTATTCTCGCGGCCGTGGCGCCACGATCATTGGGGTGGAGTTTCAGCACGGCAGCCTGGTGCTCACTGACCGCCTGGTCGGCGGCCTGACCGTGTCGGATCGGTAGCCATGAACATTTACGACCGCGGGGACCTGGTCGAGTTGAAGGGCATCTTCCGAAACGATGCCGAGGTAGAGACCGACCCAACCACGATCACGTTCAAGATCCAGCCGGACGGCGGGGTGGCCACGACCTACGTTTACGGAACGAACGCGCAGCTCGTTCGGGTCAGCGCCGGCGTGTACACCGTAAATTGGATTGCCGACTCGGATGGCGTGCATCAGTACCGATTTATTGGCACCGGCGCGATTCAACAGGAGCAGGGGGGGCAGTTCTACGGCCGCCCAAGGAACGTCGTGTGACAACCTACCGGAGAGAAACCTAGTGCACATCACCGCTGGCGAAGCAGCCACACTCCGGCGGGACATCGAGTCGACCTGGGCCGAGACGGCCACGGTGTACGTGCGTGCCGAATCCGGTCCGACCAAAGGTCAGTACACCGAGATTGTCAAGACTGGCTTGCGGTGCACCCTGACGATGCTGAACGCTCGGGTGAATGCATCCAGCATGCTGGATCGGGCCGAGCTAGCGACGCTGCGTGAGCTCAAGTGGGACTACTCCTACACCATGCCGGACAACGCCCAGGTGGAGATCGGTGGGCGCCGTTGGAACTTTCGCCGCGACACCATCATCCTGCGGAATGTCCGACCTGGTAGTGAGCCCTTCTACTGGATGGCTGACGTGGTGAGGGTCCCCTGATGCACGACAGTAGCTGCCTTACCCGAGAGAAACTTGAGCCTCTGCCTCTGCCGGTAGTCATTCCGTTCTTCAGTTCACTCGCCGAAAAGTACACCGCCGGCCATCCGGAGATCGACTCCCAATTCTCTGGATTCTGGAGCGACGGAGAGCAGGAACTCAATGTTCACTCGCTAGGGAATGTCCGCCGCGGTGGCAACCAGTACCGGCGTTGGTGGACGTTCGATGCCGAGTGCACCGGGTCAGATGGGGAGAGATTGCCGATCCGGCAGGTTCGTGTTTCCGTAGCGAGGATACCCTAGTGGCCGCTATCTCCGTTGGCGTCCGGATCACGGGCTTGACCGAAGCCAGGGCGCTGCTTGGCAGGGTAGGCGAGGGAGCCTCGACCTGGCAGCGGACGCGGGTTGGCGCCGGGTCTGATGTGCCATACGCCTACTGGATCGAGGAAGGCCGCTATTTCGGGGGGCGCCCCGGCAGAACAACGCCGATCCACTACCTGGCGCGAGCGCTAGCCGACGTTCTGCCCACGATTGGCCCGAGGATCGTCGCCGCGCTGCCGAAAGGTGGAGCTGCTATCTCGGCTGAGGCGACCAAGATTAGCCAGGACATCGTAGCTCGGGCCCAGGGATACGTTACGGTCCGCTCCGGGCGTCTCCGCGGCTCTATCCGTCCGAACCGTGGTCAGGGATTGCGGAGCGTGGGACGATGACCTTCGACCCGGGCGCCTTCCTCAATGCCGTCGTCGCGCTCCTGCCAACCGCCGAGGGCGTGCAAGAAGCGAGCAAGGGCATCCCCGAGAACTTCGGCTCTCAGGTGGCGACCTACGCCGCGCTCGGGTCGATTACGCCGCTCGATGAAGCATCGGGGTATCTGTTGCTCTTTCAGATCCAGGTGGTGGCCGGGTTCGCCTACGCGGTGCAGCTTGCGGAGGCGACCGCCGAGGATACGCTCGTCGCTTTCGTTGAGGACTTCACGCGCAAGTTCTACGCCGACCGCACGCTCGGCGGCGCGATCGAGAACGGACAACTCGATTTCTCACTCAATAATGTCACGGACTATCGGCCTGTAGTTGGCGTGGAGTTTCGCCATTACATCATCACGATTCACGGGGACCAACGCGAGACGATAAGGAGCGTATGACATGCCAACAGCTACGGACATCCGCTACTACTGGGTTGGCGGTGACCCGGCGGATGGACACATTAACGGGATTCCTGCTCGGGACCTGATGAACCGAGACTACGAAGCACTTGATGAAGAGCAGCGTAAGGCGGTGCAGGAATCTCCGCTCTATCAGAGTGCGCGTTCGCGGGCCAGGACACAACCCGCTGAGCACGAGGCTCCTACTCACCGTCGTGACGAAGACAAGCCGCCAGAGAGCGCGGCCAAGAGCTAGCAGGAGGTTCCTACTGTGCCGGGTGAAATTTGGCGAGGCGAAGTAAGGGTTGCTAAAGAGGTAACCGCTGGCTTAGCTGTATCCCCTGCGACGCGCAAGCTCTACCTCATGAACCCGGTCTTGACCCCGGCGCTTGAGGTCACGGCCAACGAGTTCATGACGGGGACGCGTGACAACGTCCGGTCAATCTCGCTCGGCTCAGAGGAAGTCAGCGGCGGCGGGGAGTTCCCACTCTCGGCCGATGAGATCATCGAGCCGTTGCTGATCGGCGTGAACGGCGGCGTAACCCCAACAACCCCGACCGGGGCCACGAACGGGCGCCTTTGGACCTTCAAGCCTGGGACCACGCTCGATTCGATGACGATGGAATGGTTCGACGGAGTGAGGACCTGGCAGGGCGCCGGTGTCCAGGTGAACAGCCTGACCATCGCCGGGAACGTGCGCTCGCGAAACACGGTCACGATGGACCTCTTCGCGCAGCGGCTAGTTTCGACTGGCGGCCTGTCGGGTTCACCAACCGACCGTACCCCCTCGGTGATCCAGGGGTTTGAAACCCGGGCCTACGTCGACGCGGCCGGGGTTCCGCCAGGATCAAGCCTGATCCCTGGCCAGTTGGTGAACTGGAGCGTTGCGCTAAATAACCAGCTCGGACGCGAGTACACGGCCGACAACACCCGGAACGCCAACAACATTAATATTGGCGCCCTGCAGATCGAGGGTGCAACGTTCCTGATGCGGGGCATCCCGGCGTCAGTAGCGACCGAGTTTGCGAACTGGCGGGCTGGCACGCTGCGAACCATCCGCCTGGAATTCGGCAACAACGACGCGATCACGGGGGAAACCCCGGTCAACGAGGTCCAGACCGTCACGCTGACCGGGACGCCGGCGGGCGGGTCTTTTGTCGCATCCCTGTTGGGTGCAGTCACCGCACCAATCGCATTCAACGCGACCGCGGCGGCCGTTGCATCAGCGTTCAATACGGCACTAACGACGGCTATCCCGTGGATCACCGGCACTCCGCTGGTTGGCACGGCCGGTCCGCTCCCCGCGTCGGTCACACTGACGTGGTCTGGTACATCGGTAGCTGGTCTCGATGGTCCACTACCGCTGTTGGTTACCAACTCGTTGACCGGCGGCACGTCTCCAACTGCCGTGTTTGCCACAACCACACAGGGCTATCTCGGCAAGCGCAAGATCATGCTTGACCTACCGGGCGCCTGGACCGCGGCCAACCTGGGCCAGACCAATGAAGGCGCGCGAGCGGTCGAGTTCACGGCCCGGTACGTCTATGACCCGGTGCTGGCCGCGGGTTTACAGCTTCTGGTTCTGAACAGTCGCACGGCGGCCTGGTAAAGAGGAGATCGAGACATCGTGATTGATGAGACCTATGAACGCCGGGTAGAGCATGCGCCGCCGAGCTATGAGAACGGCCGGCACGTCAACGGCCCGCGCATCCCACGGCGCGCGGCCTGGTTCACCCTGCCGGATGAGTACGGCGAGACTGAGCCGCCGATGCAAGCGAAGCTTTGGGTGTCTTACCCGCACCGGCTGATGGACGATATCCGATCGGGTGATCCGGAGCTCCAGTTGCCCGCGCTCCGGAAGATCGTCCTCGAGCACAACGGCTGGATCGATGAGGATGGCCAGCCGCTCCCGATCGCGGACTCGGATGAGTTCTGGGAGCGCATCCCCGACGTGTTGCTGAGCGTGCTCATCGCCATCGTGGGCAACGAGATAGCAAAAACTGTGGCTTCGGTGACGCGGAAGCAGAGGCGGTAAGAGTCTGGCTCCGGGCATCGGATAAGTCCGGCTTGGACGTGCCGCGGAAGTATTACCGCCACTTGATCGCCCGCCGGCTCGGGCGGCTGCCGTGGGAGCTTGACGACGTGCCCCAGTTTGAGATTGAGCACGAGCTGCAAATGCTGAGCCTAGAGGACGAAGTGCAGGGGGCGGGATAGGGTGAGCCGTGGTTGAGCTAGGCGCACAACGCCATGTCTGGATCGGGAATAGGCAGCATCCGCCCGGCTACATGCATCCTGTTCAGAACGTCCAGCATGGTTGTGTTGAAGCAATCGACGCCACGGCCTGCGTAGAGGCTCGCTGTTTTAGCGCAGACATCGTAGAGCGCTTCATACAGCCCCGTTCCGTTACCGCCGTCGTAGAAGCTCACCACCATGTCTCTGGTGAACACGCTAGAGCCGGCTGCGCAGCGCTTGGAGAGTGGCTCAAACGAGACGGACTCAGCCGCCGTAGGAGCTGGTTGGATGAGAGCCACGATCAGCGCGAGGGCGGCGAGGAAACGGCAACGCTTCAGAGCGCTGGTATGATGGGTATGCACTGGGATCAGCCTCCTAGTGTCGTGGGGCGGCGTGTGTATAGCACGGCCGCCCCGTCATTGTACCCGGCGATGGGAGGTGATTTCCATCGCTAACCTCTCGATCGCCGCGGACCTTATCGGGAAAGACCTACTTTCCCCGGCGGTGCACTCTGCCCTCGGGTCGCTCAATTCCTTCGAGGCGGCTGGGAATCGGGCCAACACGATGCTCGGCGGCCTGGCTGGCAACATCGCCAAAGCCGGAGCGGCCATGGGCGCCCTCGCTTTCGGCGGGGTGGTCACTGGCATTGGGGCCGCCACGACGGCCGCCATGGGTTTCGAGAAGACCATGAGCGGCATTGCCGCGGTCTCCGGGCTCGACCAGACCGGCGCGCAGTTCAAGGCGCTCAGTGATCTCGCGCTCAAGCTCGGCGCCGATACCTCATTCTCGGCGTCCGAGGCCGCCAAGGGCATGGAGGAAATGGTCAAGGCGGGTGTTTCACTTGAGGATGTTATGGCCGGTGCGGCGGCGGCAACGCTTGACCTAGCAGCCGCCGGCGGGGTGGAAGTCGCCGAAGCAGCGACGATCGCCAGTAATGCCATGAATACCTTCAGCAAGTCCGGCGCGGACATGGCCCACATCGCAGACCTGCTCGCCGGAGCTGCCAATGCCTCCGCTATCAGTGTGCACGATCTGGGCTTCTCACTTTCGGCTGTCGGCGCGGTCGCGGCTACGGTCGGTCTGACCATCGAAGACACGACGACGGCGATCGCGGTGCTCGGGCAGGCCGGGCTCAAAGGTAGCGATGCCGGCACCAGCCTCAAGACGATGCTGATGGGGCTTCAGCCGACGACAAAGGCGCAGACGGCCGCCTTCAAAGAACTGGGCATCGTGACGAAGGACGGGTCGAATCAGTTCTTCGACGCTGCCGGCCACGCCAAGTCGATGGCCGATATTGCCGGCATTCTCCAGAAGGCCACGATGGGCCTGACCGACGCGCAGAAGCTCCAGAAACTGGAGATGATGTTCGGCACCGATGCTATCCGTGCTGCGGCCATCATGGCGAAGGCAGGCTCGGCAGGGTTCGATGCGATGGCCGATTCGATGAGCAAGGTGACGGCTCAGACGGTTGCCGCCGAGCGGTTGAACAATCTGGCCGGGTCACTGGAAAAGCTTAAGGGCTCGCTAGAGACGGCGGCTATTTCGCTCGGTGCGCATTTCACGCCGGGGCTCAAGACGTTGGCGGACCGGGCAACGGAAGCGGTCAACGCGGCGCTGCCGATGATCAATACCTATGGTGACCAGATCGTCGCCGCGTTCGATGCCGCGGCAGTGAGTCTCGGCAGCCTCGGGGAACAGTTCTCGGCGTGGCTCATCCTGGCAAAGGATGTTCTGACGATCGGGGTACCTGATGCGCTGGCCGAACTGCGGACCCGGTTCGCCGATGTCGAAACCTTCATAGTCGATCACTGGCAGGCAGCCTTGGTTGGGGCATTCGGCGCGGTGGGGCTAGCGATGGTGGCGAGCGCCGGTATGGGTATCGCGGCCTGGCTGCCGGTTGTCGTGCCCATCGCCGCGGTAGGCGTGGCTATCGCAGCGCTCTACGAAGCCTGGCAGGACAACCTAGGTGGGATTCAGGAGCAGACCCAAGACTTCTACGACGACACGATCCGGCCGACGTTCAATAACCTGGTCGACTGGTTCAAGGACCGCATTCCGAGCGCCATGAAGTGGCTGGTCGAGACGGGCTGGCCGGCCATCGTGGCTGCCGGTCAAAAGTTCGTGAACTTCCTGACTGGACCGGCGGCTACTGCCTTTGGACAGCTCCGAGACTGGTTCGGTACGACCCTGCCACCGCTTTTCGATTGGCTGACGCAAACGGCCTGGCCAAACCTTCAAACCGCGGGCCAGCAGGTTGCCGACTTCCTGACCGGGCCTGCCGCAACCGCCTTTGAGAACCTTCGCGCCTGGCTGGCCGATACCCTCCCGCCGATCTTTAGCACGTTCACCAATGAGACTATCCCCGCCATGAGCACTGCGCTTGACACACTTTCTCGTTGGGTTCAGAACGCATGGGATTGGCTTGTGAAGCTCGGTGACGAGGTTGCGGAAAAGCAGGTTTATGAGGATCTCTGGGCAGCTTGGAACAACCTTAAGGACATCGCCGGCATCCTGGCTAAGGGGATAGTCGACATTCTCAACCCGGCAAGTAGCCTGAATACGATCATGGGTGGCGAGGGCGGGCTAAAAGACAGCACGACCACGACCGCTGACAACATCAAGATCCTGAGCAAGGCAATTGCAGACTTCACGGGCTTTGTGAAGGATGTACTTGATCCGCTGGGCAAGATGGTCGAGGGACTCTTCATCCTCAAGGCATTGGCAGCGGGCGGACTTGGTAATCCGTTCTTTGACCTACCGAAGTGGCTGAAAGAGCAGGGCATTGAGCTGCCCGACTGGATTGGTATCAAGGGCGCTCCGAGATACCCAGGGTCCCCGCAAACCGGCGGCATTCTGAATCCGACGCCGGGTGCTCCGCCGGTCACGGCGTCGCCGGCACTCGGGCCGATCCTTGGACCGCCAGTACCCGCGCCGGCAGTTGTTCCTCCAAAGATGGGTGGCTCGTTTGGCGGAGTCACGGGTGTCGACGTAACTGGCTACTGGCAGCAACAAGCCGCCGCGGCGGCGAAGGCTGCCGGGCTTGATCAGTTCCTGTTTCTGTCTCAGATTCAGCAGGAGTCGGGCTTCGCGCCAGACGTGATCTCTGGTGCGCGTAGGTCATCCGCCGGGGCTATGGGCATCGCGCAGATTATGCCCGGCACGGCCAAAGCGTGGGGCGTCGACCCTCTTGATCCAGTCGCCGCCCTGGCTGCTGCCGCGACGAACATGAAGAAGTACATCGACGACTATATGAAGGAGACGGGCGGCGACCCGACCACAAGCACAAAGATGGCACTCGCGGCCTACAACGCGGGGCCGGGGAACGTTGCCAGGTACGGCCTATCCGGTGTGATGGACCCTAGTTTTGCCAAAGGCCAGACCAAGGATTACATCGAGCTCATCCTCGGCCGCTTACTGCCGGGATCGGTCGAACAGGTCAACGCGCTCAACGCTTCCCTACAGCAGGTTCCGGCGGCGACCGCTGGTGCCGCCAACGGCATGACGACGATGGTTGACACCGCTATGGTGCCGATGGGCGTCACAGCAGTGGAGACCGGTACCCAGGTCGGTACCGGCATGATGGGCAGCATTAACGACGGGCTGACCAATCAGACGCCGCTCGTGATCAGCACCGCCGCGGACATCAATGACCAACTCACCGGAGCGATCACACCCACGAACAACGTGACCAACGAGATTGGCGTCGGCACCGTGACCGGTATTGCGGACGGTCTGACCGAGACAACTGGTGTTGTGGTCGGCGTTGCCGCCGACGTCAACGGCCAGATTGTCGGTGCGATCACCCCAGCTCCGGAGGTGACCACCGCTATTGGCTACGACGTCACCAACACCATGGGTGCCGGGGTTACCAATGGTGCCCCGGTCGTGGTGGGCGCGGCAACACTGGTCAACGGTCAGGTGATTAGCGCCCTGGTGCCAGCGGTGCAAGGGGCTACCGATATCGGCGAGGCAATCCCCAGCGGGATGGCCCAGGGCATCAAGGACGGGACGGAGGATGTTGTCGCCGCGATCGACAGGATGATGAAGAAGGCGGAGGCAGCCTATGCCCTTGGCGACGCCGGGGCCTTCGAGGATGCCTTCAATGTGAATATGCCGCCGCTGATCGGCCGCGCCTCTGGTGGTCCGGTTCATCCCAGGACACCGTACCTTATCGGTGAGGAAGGCCCAGAAGTATTGTGGATGGGGTCCAGCGGCGGGTACATCTCCCCCAACTCCACGCTGCGCGGCGGTGGGTCCGGTGGTGGCATCGACTACGCTCGCCTGGCTAAGGAGCTTGCCGCGGTGCTGGCGAGCAGTGGCGCCGGGCGCACGATCAACGTCTACCCAGCCCAGGCGATGTTGACCGAAGAGGGCTTGGAGCGGACGCTGTACCGCGAGGAGCTGAGGACCCGATGGTAGTCGCTCCATGACGACTGTGCAGTTTGCGGTTGCAGCTAATGGCGACGACGTGTATGTGCGTGGGACCAACACGTTCTACCCGCCCACCACGATCACCGCGGATCCTGCCGACCCCCCAGACCGCTCCTACTTTTACGTCGAGCGAGGAAAGTTTGGCGCCGACTATTTTGTCGACGTCGCGGCATTGCGTTTCGAAACCAGTTCGCTGCCAGAAAACGCGACGATCACTCAAGCCGTACTGCGGTTTCGGGTCACCGCCCGGGTCAACGCCGACGGCCGGTCGATCACTGCTGACTGGTATTCGAGCGCGAACTGGCCGATCGGGACTGGCACCTATACCGCGACGGCCGGGACTGATGCCCACGCCGGCACCTCGATCAGCAGCCTGACCGCCGGAGCGGATAACGATCTGGTCCTGCTGAATCCGGCTGCCAACATCAACCTGAGCGGCTACACCGGCCTGCGCCTGCACATTTCTGGCGGCATCCCGACCGGTGACAACAGCGTGGCGATTGTTGCCTTCGAAAACACGACATTCGTTGAGCCGCGGCTGATCGTCACCTACACGGTGCCAACGATTCTGGCTGAGGTCTTCACCTGGCTCGACCCGGACAGCAACCAAACACCGCTGAGCGGAAACGACAATATCAACGTCCTCATGGGCGCCCGGGGCATGGGGATGATGCCGCGTGGGTTCATTGCCGATGAAGTGCCCGAACAGGCCGGCGCTCGTCTCCGGACGGTTAAGACCTTCCCTCGGGAGGTCGACTTACCACTGTTGATTGCTGACGCCACCTCGCTGGCACTCCAGACCCGGCTAGAGGCGTTGAATCTGGCGATGGACCCAGGCCGCGGTGACGGGCGGCTCCGCAAGACGGGCCTTGATGGGAGTAGTCGGGACCTCGTCTGCCGGTACAGCAGCGGGCTCCAACGCGAGGACGACTGGGGCCACTACGGGATCACCTGGCGTAAGCTGATGGTCACGTTGTTGGCCCACGATCCCTACTGGTACGGCTCGAATCCGATCACCGCAACCTACCGGGTTAACGATACCCCAGCCCTGTTCTTCCCGATCC